GTTTTTAGTCAAGAAAAAAGACGCCGAAGCGTCTTTTTAAAATAAGCAATTTTAGGTAGGACTCGGTTTCACCTACAACCCTTCGACGCAGATACCTGTCTGAATCCCAGGAGCCTAATTCCGCTCGGTAGAGCGATGTGACTCAGCGTATTTCTACTACCAAGCCTGGGTACCACCCCTAACTAGCCATCTTCGACCCTCTGGTAAGAGCCTCTTCGATGCACTAAAAAACAAAAGTTAATTACTCTTTTGTTGCTTATGTAACTAATATAACATATTTGTATATAAAGTCAACCACTTTTTTACCAAAATATTATATTTTTTGTAATCTTGGGTCTTGACTTAGTATATTCTTCTCAGCACGTGGTCTAGCCAATGGTCTTTCCATTTGTTTTCTCATAAGTGCTTTGTGTGCTTGTTTTCTGCGCTCTAGTTTGCGAGCGATTTCGAAGTCTCTGAAGTTCATAACACTCTCCTTTTTACAGTTAAGTGCGTTCCTTCGCTTAGTGCTACTTCCGTCCCGTAGGATGAACGTAAAATTATTTAGTCAAAAAAATAGGCCCCGTAGGGCCTATTTTCATTAATTTGTAAAATACCTATTAACTAAATGATACGTTACCGTTTGTAATCGCAACATTCGCTAGGTAGTCACCTGCGTTACCAAGTGAAGACGCTGTGTTAGATAGTTCAACATAGCCGTATCTTGTCATAAATGACACTACTGGCTCAAATGTATCCGGATCCATTACAACACCACTTGACATTAGCGGAATGTATGGGCAGTAGAACGCTGGTGCATCTGATTCAGATGTACCTTTGTAACCTACTAGTACTGCTGTACTGTCGCCCGCATATGTATCTACATATACTTTCATAGCGTTGTTCAATGTACCTACAAATTTAGTATTTGTTGGTGCTTCGAACGAACCTTCAGTTGTTCTTGCGAACGCTGAAGTTGTTGCAGACTGAAGTACTGTTAATGCAAATGGACTTACCACTGCATAGTTACCAGCACCACGTCTTGTACGCTGTGCGATTAAGTTAGCCGCTCTGTTGATTTGAACTGCCAATGCGGCATGCTCATCACCAACAAAAGTTGCTGTACCACTAACTGCGGCTTGGTCGTATGTTTCAACGGCTGTACCACTTAGTGTTCTTAGTGAAGCAAGAACTTCTTGATCGATTTCAGCAGTAATTTCTTGGGCTAGTGCCGCCATAATTTCTGCTTCAACGTCAATACCATGCTGTGACTGTGCGTCCTGAGCCGCTTCAAACGTCCAACGAGCACTCAATTTACGAGTTTTCGCTTCAACTGTTTGTTTTAGGATCTGGATGCTTAGTTTGTTACCTGGCACACCTTCTTTAGCGGCTGTAGCATCTGCTTTACCACTAGTTGCACCTGAATAACTTTCAGCAATCTTGAATGGTGAAAGTGCTTCTTCACCTGCTGTTGCACCTGATGCACCAGCATTAAAAGTGTCCGAATAACGGACTCTTAGTGTGTGGATTTGACCCACTGGTCCAGTCATAGGCTGAACACCAACAAGTTCGTTTGCAATAACTGTTGGCATCACACGTCTAATAACTGGTAAAATTACTCTGTTAAGAGTTGCGACATTACCGGCTGAAGTACTACCTGCTGTTGCGGTCTCTGCCAAATACTTTCTAGTATTTTCAAGAGTTGCGCCCATCACAGATTTTTTATTTCCGTTTAGGCCTTCTAGCAACGCAGTTTTAGTCTCCTGCCAGCGACTTTCGAGTAGTTCTGACATAATTATCTCCTATCAATTTAATCCAGCAAGACGTCTAATGTCAACAACATTCTCGTCTGCTTTACTACTAACGTTAGTTTCTCTATTGCCTGTTACTTCTTTTGCCTCATTTAGTGTTGCCTTCTTCTTCGCTGGAGCATTACCATCAATAACTGCTGGTAGGTACTTGTTAAACGCTGAATCTAACTTCGGCGTTTGAACAGATTCCAGTAAGTCTGTCATAATTTCACGTTGATCTTTGCTTAATGGCTCAATCAATCCGTTAATTACTTTGTTGCGTTCTGCGGCTTCATTAATACGCTTGATTTCAGTTGCTTTCGCTTCTGCTTGTTCAAGTGCTTTAGACGCTTCCGCTTTTGCTTCTTCAATTTGTTTTTCTTTCAAATCAACAATCTTAAGAAGTTTTGAAGTTTCGCTCTTTTCGTTCAAGTAACTATTTGCATACTCACTTGCAAAAGATTCGAATAACTTACGACCGAAGTCGTTTTCTCTTGCAACGTTAATATCTTCTTTAAGTGCAGTAATCTCTTTATTCAAGTTCTTACTTACTGTTTCAGATACTAATTTTGCACTCTTTTCAATAAACTGAGTCTTCACTTTATTGAAGTGTTTCTTAGCCTCACGTACTAAACGTACTTTTGTTTCGGCTAGGTCTTTTTTATCCTCATAAAACTCAGCAATTTCTTTAGATAGAGCCTCTACAACAAATTCCTCAAGTTTAGCAAAGTTAATTGCCATTTTCTTTTGGTCTTCGTGTAATTCAGTGACTTCTTTTCCTAACTGATCCATAACAAATGCTTTCATTAAGTCGGAATTTTCTTTCAACTTAACAGCGTATTTTGCTTTGGCTTCTGCTAGTTGTTTGCGGTCTTCTGCAAACTCGGCAATTTCACTTGCAAGACGATCATTTAGCATAGTGTCAATGGCTTCCACCATTGTTGCTTTATCATGCTCGTACTTTTGTGCAAATTCTTCGCGCAATTCAGCCGTTACAGCCTGCTTGTTTTCGCGAATCTTACCTTCCCAAGCCTCTTCAATTTGTGCTCTGACTTCTTCTGTAACTACATCGTTTTCAAAGAGTGTTTTCAGTGCATCTATCATACTTTTTCTCCTAGTTTCACTGGAGTTTGTTGATTATGTTAATCAACGATTCCTTAAGATACTTTTGTGCCTTATCATCGTGTTTTGTTGCCTGTGCTAATTCGTAAGCCTTGTACCCTCCGCGGGCATTCATTAAGTGTTCGTATATCGGCGTTGGGTACGCTCCCGGAGCACTTGGTTGTGCAACTACGTCCACTGTAATAATTTCAAAGCCCGATACATTACCGGACTCATTAACTTCACCCGAACCACGCGATGAAACTCCTAGTTTAACTCCGCTTTCAAGCATTGTTTTGACTAGTTGTCCCATCGGGGTCGGTAAAATTTTCATTTTGCCATAACCATTGTTTTCTTCCATCCACATATTAGTCATCATATGTGAAACCCGGTCAAGGTTAATGTTTAGGCCTTCAGGATGATCAACTTCGCCGAGAACTGAATAACCTTCAGTGATTTGATCATTGAGAGTTTTGACAGCCCTTCCAATCTCATTTACAGGATACACACGCTCATTTGCATTGCGTACTCCGCCCTGAATACAAATTCCTTTTAGAAAAAGGTCTTTGCCCCCAGTTGGATTTTCAGTTGACTCAATAACCATCTTTGCTTGGTCAAATGTCAAATTCTCGCTTAGTAGATTCATATCCGTCTACTCCTAATTAACTGCCAATAGTAGATTTTTTATTGTCAGCAGTTTCGCCTGCGCTTTTCTTTTCAGCGCCATGGCCTTTTGGCTGTGCTTTCATGCTTTTCGATGCTTTACCACCTGGTACATTAATGTTGCCCATATTGTCCTCTTTAGCAGAGTTACCTTCTAAGCCACCTGTTGTACCTTTTGAGTCTGCTTCACCACCAGCAACTAAGTTACTAGCGTCTCCGCCCATGTCGTTAGCACTTGCTACAGTTGACTTTGTGTTTGCACCATTGTCACCCATTTTTGCAGTTACTTTTTCAACATACTCACGCATTGTTTCTGCTTCAGACTTGTCTGCTTCTTCAACTTCTTTGTCAGTTGCTTCAGTTGCTTCTTCGTCTGTTGCTTCCTCTACGCCAAGGTCGATGCTTTCATCTTCTGAATCTGCATCATCTTCGTCATCATCGCCCATGTCATCCATGTCGCCAGCGTCTTCATCGTCACCTTTGTCGTCGCCGCCGCCCATTTCATCATTGAACTGTTGACGTAAGTCGTCTAATTCTTTTTCTAAGTCTACCATACGATCTTCTAGGTCTTCGTCTGATGCTTCTTCGCCATCGTCGTCACCTTCTTCACCGTCACCCATTTCTAAATCAGCCATCATATCGTCTGCTGGATCTGCTTCAGGCATTGGTTCTACTTCAAATTCGTTCATGTCAAAGCCTTCTTTTGCTTCTTCATCTTTCGAATCTTCTTTAACGTCTTCGTCAGTTGCTTCGTCTACTTCTTCATCTTTAGACTCATCAACTTCTTCGTCAGTTTTTTCTTCGACTTTTTCGTCTTCTGACTCTTTAGTTTCTTCGTCTTTTGACGCTTCATCAACTGCTTCGTCTTTAGACTCTTCCTCTAGATCATTTTCTAGTAGGTTTTCATAAATTTCTCTTGATTTTTCAACTACAATCTCGTGAAACAGTTCTTCTGCTCCAGCACGATCTTCGTTGACCAGTTTTTCGAGCATTTCCTCGAATTTATTGTGATCTGCCATTTTTGTCTCCTGTATTAAAATAAAATTGCCTTACGGCAAGGCTGTCAGTATTATTTACTATTTTTACGGAAAAGTACGTAGATATAGGCCCAAAATGAGCCGTTTTCACTGATTAAGCGAAAAATTGAAGGATTTTGCGAAATCCTCCACTGTAATATGAGATATATTTGCAAAGTTTGCAAATGGTTCCGGAATAAATCCTTTCTCATTTAC